GGCTTGGCTATTTAGATGGTAGTGATTTATCAACAGATGTAGAAGGTTTTAATGCTAAAGTAATATCTCAAAAGGTTGTTGAAGATGATTATGAATCAAAAACTAAAGATGTTGAATGGAAGGAGGTGTGATGAAATTAGATGAAAGATATTTAGATCTAAATTATAATGGACTTCATATTCAAGTTAAATTAGAAGATGAGGGTGTAGTATTAGATGTATTTAAAGATGACGATAATGTGGCAACAAGATCAAAATTCTACGAAGAATTTGGTTTAAAAATAGAGGAGGAGTGATGAATTGTTGTGAAAGCAATATATTGTTCCAATACTTGAATCAAAACAATAAAAAGGTGTATAAATGTGGTGTGTGTGAGAGGGTATATTTAATTAGACCACATGAGGATATTATAAAACAGATCAAAAAGGAGAAATAAATGTTTAAAGTAGATGATATGGTTAAACACGATGATTATATTGGTTATATAATTAAAGTAAATGATGATGATTATTGTGATGTATGGTTTCCAATGGTAGGCTCATATACAACAGAAGAAATACATATTGACGAATTAGAGATTGCAACAGATAAGGACTTAGAACTTTAAAAGGAGAAATAAATGAATGTAAAAGAGCCAAAAATAAATACTCTCTTTCTTTATATATTTCCCTTTTATTTCTATCCCCTTAGATTTAAGCTAAGAGTTTTGCCTAGAGGAATCCTATCCCCTAGTTATAAAACTGGAGTGGATTCT